CTATATAGTCTTACGATGAGACGGGCACGGGGGGGTTCGGGGGGGGGCAGGCATGAAAAATAACAAAAGGGGTATGAGAGCCTACAAAATGATCAAAATGTCTGACACTCTAAGATCTATATGAAACTATACGTATACTCCTTTTACTAGCACCGCTTCCCCCGAGGCCTGCTAAACTTCTTTTCTACCCCATCCATACTCCTTTTATGTCTCGTGACTACAGGCCCATGCCTCCCCTCTGGCGCATCAAGGAGGTTGTGGCTCTCAGTGACGAGTGTCCCTCCGGCCTGATCTACGTCAAAAAAAACAAACCAGTAAAACGGCTACATAAACACTCTGGGTATTACCTGGTATCTATTGATGCCGACGTGTACCAAGCGCATCGGATTGTTTATTACCTGCGTACAGGGGAGTGCCCTGACCATTGCTGTATTTCTCATCGAGATAAAAATAAAGACAACCGACAAGAGCTTTACAAAAGCTGGATCGCAAGGCCCCATAAACGCAAAAAGACCTGGAGCTGGGACGACTGATGGCAAACCTACAGACCAAGGGGCAACGCACAAATTTCCGCTATGTCCCCAATATCAATAAACTCGACGAATCTCAACTTGAGTCGCATGGTTATTACATTGGTTATCCTTGTCCTCACCGCCATCGCATCAGGGACAAAGAACATCATTGGTGTTACCACTGCGTTGTAAAAATCAAATCAAACATCTGTGGTTTCAACATGAACTTTCTACATCCCTACTACAACTACAAATACGAGAAACTCTGGTCCTTGGTCGACATTCGTGATCCGTCCGAATGTTGGGAGATCAATGCTCCAGGTGCAAGGTCACCACGAAGGATGAGCTTTCCTTCCTACCGCTCTTTTCATACCCTTCGTGCGTTGGAGAATGTTACACCACACAAACTGATTTACCAATGTGCCTGGGGGGATATTGGCTCTTTGACCGTCTCCAGGGTCTGCGGTAATCCTTGGTGTGTCAATCCACTGCATCTTGTTTCAAGTTGGAATATTGGCTACCCCCCTGCAAATGTATCCCCCTTCAATCTGGAATTCAAACCAGAAGAACTAATGGCTATCTCCAATGCCGTACGCCTTGGCAGGGAACAAGAGTTAATCGAACGCTATTACAAACAAACCATTAGGAGTCCTTTGTGTGCACCAGATGCTCCCTACTATGATGAGGGTTGATTTTCAGAATTAGAATAAAAGAAAGAAAACGCAACAATAATGTCCCGTAGTTCACGATTAAGCCAAGCCCAACGTAGTTTTGAAAATCCCTTAAACCTTGGGACTTTTTCCAGTACTTCTTTAAGATACTTAAAGGGGTCCCTTGGACCAGAAAATAAAGTTGTTGGTAAAGCCGATACCTCTTTTACGTCTAATGGTGGTTTTGGTGGCGGTAGGTACAATCATTGGTACACAGTTACTCTTGCTTCTCCTGCTTGGATTATTGCTACAAAAGGGCCACCGCGTCCACAATACATTCAGTTATCTGCCTATGACCTGAACAGAACACCTATCCAAGGTGAGTCTATTTTTGACGCTGATTCTATTACCGATGGCCTAAAAACAAACGGTGAAGTCTATGTGCCGTACTTAGATACGGTCATGAGCGCTAAATCTGATTTATATAATCAATTTTCACAACTGCGTTTAGATCGCGGAGATGAACGTTATTATCCGCTTAGTGCAGGCACGTATCTTATTTGTGTTTCAACAACCAGGAATGAACCACTTGCCTATGAAATTGGTTTAATTGTCGAGTTCCCCGCAACAGAAGTTCTTTTTGAACTTGAAGACAGCGACGGAAGTATTGTTCTGCAAGAAACAGCTCAAGAATCACAGGGTTTAACAAGCCCTGTTCTTACGAGTGTATCTGTTCCTGCTGGATTATATATTGTAACAATTACTCCATTTGTCATTGATACCACGGGGATCGTAACAGTAAGTGATACAGGCATACTTGCGATTGGCCAATCTGTATTACCTACAAATCTTGGTATCTTGTGTGATATTGGAGATGATAGTTACTTCAACACAGTTCACGACCACTCGCTGTCTGAATGGAAAACCTCGTGGCAGAATGAACATCAGGACACTGATCGGTTCCCTGAGCTATTTGTCCCTCTAACAAACAGACCATGATCAACAAAATAAAGACATTTGTTGTCTCTTTGTTCCAAGGTAAACCTACACCCGTAAAGAAAAAGAGTTATTGTGAAGAGTATCCCTGGGCACCAAGTTGCCGTATTTACGAAGATTGATGGGTAGTGAAAACATTGAGGTCACAACGAAGCAAAAAGATTGGGACGATTTTTTTGCCGGATGGGAAAATCCTCAAGATGCGATTGATTCCCTGGATTCGTACGGAGAAAGGGTGCGTGTGGCTTGCAAGCTTAGCGGTCGGAAAATCAAAAAGACAACTCAACGACTGGCTAAACAAACGCAAGAAAAAATCCGTGTCACGGTTGAGTTCGATTTTGACCGGTAAATTAGGTACCAGGGTTCAAGCTATTGCTGTACGTCAGGTTCGTCAATGGATAATTGAAATCCCTGGTGGCGACTCCGTTTGTATGCGATGTGAATCTGCTTTACCAGATAAACAGTTCAGGGTTTGGAAACGTTGGTTTTTATCGCATGAAGATCCAAGGTGGGAAATATCGGATGAATATAAATCTTTTTTCTTCTATAAACCAAGAGTCATAGAATAAAAGAAACGGGAGATACCCATGGATCTTAACAAGTACATCGAACTGGCACTTGCCATTCATGCCGCTGCTTCTATTATTGTGTCTTTGACTCCAACCCCTTCCGACGACAGGATCGTCGGTAAGCTCTATAAGGTTATTGAAACACTGGCACTGGTGGTTGGCAAAGCAAAACAGCGTTGATCAGTCAGGTAACGCCTGAAACCAGAAGCACACGCCCCCCTGACTCTCAACCCAATCCCTTGTTTCATATGCGTGCTCCTGCGGTAGGGTCACGCATTTTTTTTCGTCTCCAATCTGCCAACACATGTTGACACGACGCGGCTTGTCTTTGTATTTTTTCACTTCAGTAGACCCAGCGAACGCGTGGTTTTCCTTCCCTAATGCCAAGATGCGTGAATCCCTTGGGTGCGCCATATCCTAACGAATAAGGCCAATGTTTATCGCACCAGTCTTGCACCTTATAGATATCAACACCCTGGATATAAAAATCAATCGCGCCTTTAGACGGTGCGTTGTAGGTATGTTCACTGTTCTTTGCGCCGTTTACTTGAGTATTGATGGGTTCTGGACGAGAACCGCTAGTGATAATGATTGGCTTGTTACCAAACTGTTTACGGACTTTTTCTAGGAATAAACATAGTTCTTTTGCTGTGTCGCATTGATATTGCTTGGTAAACCTTCGCTTTTCTTGGTTTAAACAAATCTCACCATATGTGATATTAGGTGTGATCTTATAGGTGAATGGGCTCCAAGGGTTCAAGTTATTGTTGTGTGGGTTGGGATCTTCTTTCTCTCCAATGTTTTGAAGTTGACGATCCATGATCTGAATTAATTTTGTTGCATAGTCAGGGTCAGTTGCGTAACTTTCCTTAACCAAAAGTCGAGCGCATTCATTCCTGCTGGTTGCTCTATTAACACCTTTGAAGCGCCCAAAGTCTTTATACCAGCGATCAACGAGGTAGCAAGCACATGTTTGTAAATCAGGAAAATCAAGGAATCCAGCCTTGATCGTGACCCATTGACCATTGATGAATTCTTGGGTGCTGACCGTAGAACCAGATCCTTTCAATCCAAAGTAATTATTCTTACCAGATGTGTGTTGACCCCATCCCGATTCGAGTGCCCACTGTGCCGCAACACATTCAGGCCATTTAGCACCAGCTGTTTTAGCTGCTGCAAGAACACCGTCCCAAGTGTTGTCTATAGCTAAAGCAGGTCTTGGTTTGTTTCGATATTTCTCAGCAAAAAGATCCAGGACATCAGCAGTGAGCTGAGCCTGAAGCCACTCCAACGCATCGATTTGATGCGGTTCTTCGTTAAAAAACCTTGCGGCGTCTGTGAGTTTGATTGACATTTATAGACCTAGAGCAATGTAAATACTCTAGATCAAGTCAACAAATCAAGCAGGTACGGCTTCTTTTACCTCGGTGTCCTCTGCTACTTCTTCCTCCGGAGCAAACTCAAGAGTTTCAATCAGTTGCCCAATCAACTGAGCAGAAAAACCAATAAGGTTGCCATCGCCAGTGGCACGAGCAGATCCAAAGGAATTGATGGCAGAAATCAGTTCACTCTTTTTGCAGGCCATATTAAACAGATGACTTCAAAAAGTATAGCAACTGATCACCAAGGTACACCAGATTCTGAAGTAGGAGTCAGCTTTTGCTGAATCTGTTCTGCCAGTGCACTTTCGATAGATGCTACTTCCTCATCGCCAAGGGTGGCTTTTACCCAACCAATGACTTGTGCTTCAGTGAGCTGATTAAACGGCGTGTAATTACCGGGATCTGCATCGCTGAAACCAACGGAGCCATATGCACTAGCCGTTTTACCTTGATCTTCAAGGCTTACGGTCCAATGCGCAGTGGTGACTTGACCTTCAGGGGGAGTAATGCCATCAGGAAGGGTGCGTTCCAAATTTGCGATAGACCAGACAGGAGTAGCCATAACAGATGTTTTTTCCTATTTTAGTACCAAGGTAATTAGAGAAGAAGGCTTCTCTGGTTACCAAGTAGACAGCGCAGAGCGCTTCCAAGTGTTGGTGGCGGTGCAAACGTAGACGTAGTTGGCGTCCCAGCAGATCTCACCAGCGGTTCCAGTGTCTGTCGCGGATGCAGGTGTTTTTGCAGTTGCAATCCTAATACGATTGTCATTCACTTGAAGTAATGCGCCGCCACTATTGCTACTTGTGCCTATCAATACTCGCCCAGACGTGTCAATTCTTAATTTCTCCGTACCATTTGTCCCAATAAGCAGCGGGGAGTTGGTAAGTGTAGACAAAAAGCCATAATTATTACCGGCGGCTATGCTGATTTGCGTATTTGTCCCACCACCTCCTCCAAGGTATTCTCCAAGAAATCCGCCGGTACTCGCTCCCGAGCCTGTGTCATTCGTTCGACTCCTAATTAGTTGTGAGCCAGTTTTTTGGCAATCAAAAAGATAATCAGGGCTTGTTGTTCCGATCCCAACGTTGCCGTCTTGGCTTATAACCAATCGCGGTGTTTCTGATGTATCCGAGCTAGACACGTCTTGTGTGCAGAATTCAATACGAGTCGGCTTATTGTATTGATCAACAGAAGACCACGTACTAGCATCCTGCCTGAAAATAATTGATCCGGCAGGGCCGTAGACACTATTCTTTTGCCCTTCAATGCCAAACTTAAATACCTGTTCTGTTCCTGCCGTATCTGCAATCTGGTTGGTATTTGTGCCCTTGAACTCTACAATATCACCTTTAATATGCAGTAATTCATCAGGCGCAGAAGTCCCCAAGCCTACTTTGCCTGTCGAATCAATAACGAGGCTGTTACTAGGTGCGCTGCCGTTAAAGCCAACTGCAGGTGAACCTGAAGAGCCACCGCCAATGTGACTTAGCTGGCCGGTTGAGGTGATGCGCAGGCGTTCTAGCTGGTTAGTGCTAAAGGTTAGGTTTCTAGCGTTGAGAGCATTGAAGCCCCAATCAAGATTTCCGTTTGTTGTTACTTCTAAACCGCCGGATATTGGCCCACTTCCAAAAGCCGCAACTGTGTGAGCTGTTGTAGATGTCGTTTTTACTTCAAATGTAACACTTGGGCTCGTAGTGCCCACCGCCAAGCGGTTTGTCGAGGCGTCATAGAACACACCGCCGCTATCAACATTGATGTCACCATCGGACCCGATACTGATGCGCTGGGTGCCATTAGTCGAGATGGCTACTTGGTCTGTGCCGGGTGAATAAATGCCGTTATCTGTGGTGCCAACAGAAACAGATGGTGCCGCTGCAGTACCAGAAGCAAAAACACCTGATGTAATTGTTGCGGTTCCACCTGTTACCGTGGTAAATGCAGCTGAATTACCAGTAATGGTTGCACCAGAAATTTGCGTAGTGTATACACCTGAAGCAAATTTTGCTGTTGTGCCAGTAGTGGTTGTTCCTGTCAGCGAAGTAAATGAACCAGTTGTATAGGTTGCCGTTGTGCCTTGAATTGTTGTGCCTGTAAGCGAAATGAATGTTCCAGTGGTAAACGCTGCGGCTGTTCCAGTAACAGTTACACCAGAAACAGTTTGTCCTTGAACAAGGTTTCCAGAGATAGTACCAGTAACAGTGATATTCCCACTAAACGTCGGATTCTGGACTAAACCAGAAATAGCAACACTTTTATCAATCCCGCCATCAGTAAAAGTGATAGTATCAACTTTAATTTCGCCGTAAGCCATTTTGTTGTCTCTTTTTGTTTATTTTAACCGAAGAATTAAGGCAAGATCACTAACGGCCCTTGGATAATAAATCCACCAGTACCACCGGATACAACACCAGAACATACAATTGCAGGCGTTGGGCCAGATGGTGTTGTCACATTAAGTGTGCTGCCTGTGATATTTACAAAGGCACCGGTTGTAAACGTAGCCGTTACACCTGTTGTTGTAGTGCCAGTAAGAGAAGTAAACGAACCACTCGTAAACTTTGCTGTGACACCCGTCGTTGTGGTTCCGGTTAATGATGTAAAGCTACCCGTCGTAAAGGTTGCCGTTACACCACTTGTTGTAGTCCCTGTTAACTCAGTAAAAGATCCGGTAGTAAACGTAGCTGTTACACCGGTTGTCGTTGTTCCGGTTAAAGAAACAAAAGAACCCGTCGTTGCACTGACAGTTGTTCCGGTAATCGTGGTGCCACTAAGCGTGCCTGTTACCTGAACACCAGAAGTAAAAGTACTGGAGCCAAGGACGCTAAAATTACCTGATACAACGGTGTTCGTAAAAGCAAGGTTTAATGCTGCAAGTGTCTGAAAAACACCAGTCGATGCATTAACTGTTGTCCCAGTAAAAGTCGTGCCACTAAGATGGGTGAAGACTCCGGAAGTTCCTTGAATTGTATTGCCGGTAATTGTGGCACCAGAAATACTGGTGGTGAAGACACCAGCGATGCCAGTGAGGTTCGTGAAACTTCCGGTGTCACCTGTAACAAGCAGACCGGAAACACGTGTGGTAAATGTTCCGGTTGCCCCGGTCAACGACGTAAATTGTCCGATATTACCGGTAACCGTGGCACCTGAGACCTGCGTTGCAAAAGTACCAGAGGTGCTCGTCAGGTTTGTGAAGATGCCTGACGCCCCTGTAATTGTGGTTGCAGATAAAAAGCTGTTAAATACGCCGGAGACGCCGGAAACAATTGTCGCAGCAACTGTATCACCAGTAACGGTAGTACCAGAAACATTGGTGAATGTTCCGGAGACACCAGTGAGTGTTGTCAGCTGGGCCGTATCACCAGTGATGAGAGCACCAGATAAAAGCTGTGTAAAAACACCAGAAATACCGCTAACATTACCAAAAGCTCCAGTATTGCCAGTAACGGTTGCACCTGAAATCCTGGTGGTAAACGTTCCGGAAACACCTGTTGTATTTGAAATTAAAGCTGTATCACCTGTAATTGTTTCACCAGAAAGACGCGTTGTGAAAACGCCAGAAACACCAGATACCGTTGAAAATGCACCTGTTGTTCCTGTGATTGTTGTTCCGGAAAAAGTTCCAGTGGCCTGAACACCGTTGCCAAACTGAGCAAGGCCAGTGACTGTTAAACCACTGGCAACCGAAAGATTCCCGCTAACTTCAAGAAGTGGCGTGCTAAGAACCTGAAAAGAACCCGTTGTTGCCGCAACAGTCGTTCCAGTAATTGTTGCACCGCTGAGGTTTGTAAAAACGCCAGATGGCGATCTGACTTGACCACCGGTAATCGTAGCGCCCGAAACTTGGGTACTGAAGTTACCAGAAACAAAGTTTGCGTTTGTGCCTGTCGCAGTTGTAACAGTTGTTGTTATAGCGTTGATGTTAGTGCCTTGAACGTTGGTTCCAGTAATTGTTGTTCCACTGACTGTTCCACTAACAATCGCATTGTTTTGAACAACAATACCACTAAACGTACTTAGTCCAGATGATGTAAGAGTATTGAAGGTACTAGAGCCTGTAACCGTCAGGTCTCCAGAGATGGTAACGTTTCCGCTGAATGTTGCTCCACTTATGGGAGCATAATAAACATTAAGATATTCCCTGAACTCTGTAAAAGTTATTTTTTTATTGCGCAGAGTGGGGTCGACCTCGAAAACATGGACCAGCGTAAGCAGGTCCTGATCGATAATATCGCCCCCATTAATGGCTGGAAATTCCGTGATTCTACGGTTTGCCACCTATTGTATTGCGCAATTCTTTCTTTAATTATACGCCTGCTTATTTATCGCACCTTAATCTCAATCTTTGGAAGAGCATTGGAAACAAAATTCCAAGACCACTGAATTCCTGTTACAATACCGCAAGAAATCAGGAGAACAATCAAAAGTTCAGCAACGGTAAGGTTGCGACGCAAGTAGACGACTTTTGGTGCTTGCTGTGATTGTGCCGCTTGTTGAGCAAAAGCCTGCTGAAAGGCAAGATCCCTGGCACGCGCCTTCATCTCTGCGAGTTGCTCCAGGCTGATCTGTCCTTCCGGCATCTGCTGAACCGGAGGTTGGCTCGGTGGAATTTGTTCTTCCATGGTTGTAATCCTATCTCTAAAAACGTTAGCATCTTATTAGTGCGTTTGTTGCTATGGCTTACGGAATTCGCAAAGGTCTAGAAGATATTGCCGCTGAACTCAAGGGGATCAGGAATATCTTGGCCTCCATGTGGCACAGCAGGTACGAAAACGGAGAAACCGATGTCTTGAATCCAGAGGCTTTTGCTGATGAGTATATCTCAACGGAAGAATGTGCTCGCCGTTTGAGCGTATCAGATCAGACTTTGCGGAATTGGATTGCCATTGGAAAAACCAAACCAGACAAGGGCTGGGTTGAAGGCATCCATTACATAAACGCCTCTCCCATGACAAATAAAAAGGCTGTTATTCGCATCCCCTGGAATGCGCTGGTTCGCTCCTTCGCTAAAAACAGGGAGATATGCCCTGCTGACCACCGCGATCCCCGCCTATACAAAACCAAGACCGCAGATCAGGTAATGGAAGATGGCGCACCGATTTAGTACTGTCGATATCTCAAACGTTACTGTTGATAACGTCAATGAGACACTGCCTGAATCAATAAGACTTCAGGTGGAAATGTTCTTGCCTCCAGAAGGCTCTTTCGATGATGGGTGCCTGCAAAGATACCTTGAAATCTTAAGGCAATATGAAGAAGAGGATGAGAACTCTCACATGACGCTTGCGAATCGTTTGCGTCTTGCGTTCCAGGATTCATTGCCAGCTACAATCTGCGGCAAGTTCCCACAAGCTGAGCTTCCTCTGAAACGACGGTTGCGTTGTGTAGCTGAGTATTTAATTCGATCGGGGGAATTAAATAAAGTCAAAGATGAAAATGGAAACCTTGTCAAAAAACGTGGCATATTAGGTAAGATGGTTGTCTTGTATAAGCCAACTGACAAGCTTATTGAATCCTTAATTCGCCAGGGATTAATTGAAAAATGAACCGACGTGAAAAATTAATTGCTTCAGTCATTGGCCCAGAGCTAGATGAAACTAAAACACGGATGCTTGACGCAACCATCAAGTTAATTCTTGGTGATATGGGCCAGCAATACTTTAAACTCTGGGAGGTTGAGGGTCCAGGTATCATGGTTTTTCAGCCAGAGAACAAAGAACGCTCTATGTTCTTTTGGACTCTCAAGGAAATTCACTCTGCCCAAGAGGAGTGCGAACGTGGAAACGATGGTGATATGGCTGAAACATTTCGTCGGATTCTGTCTGCTGCACAAAATATTGACCCTGCGGAAAAAGCTGGTTATGTTATCAATGATGCAGAGGGTATTCGTTATTTTGAAATTGATTACAACCAAGTTTCAGAAAAGTAATGGGACTCCAACATATCAGTAGTCACGTCGAAGGTCGTGAGTATGTGACTTGCCAAGATCTGGTAACGGCTGCCCATGAGTTATTGGGTGGAATCGATCTGGATGTCGCAAGCTCTGACTTTGCCAACACGTATGTAGAAGCAAAGAAATACTACACACCTAGCAAGGATGGGTTGAATGTTCAACCTTGGTACGGTAGCGTGTATCTCTTCCCCCCCTCTGGGGCTTACTTTTGGGATAAGAAAAGGCAGCGCTGGAAGATGACACGAACATCATCTCCAACATTGATGTCTTCCCATGCTGTGTGGTTTAACCGTTTATATAAGGAATGGCTTGCAGGAGAAGTGAAGCAAGGCCTGTTCTTTACAAACTGTACAGACATGATTCGTTATGACCCACGAATCTTTAATTTCCCTGTGTGTATTTTAAAAACTCCCCCAACTCTGGTAATGAGAACCAGTGAAGGTGTTGGTAAACATAAGACGTGCACTTCTTTGATTGTCTATCTACCTCCCGTTGACGACACGTCGTCGGCAACCGAAAGATTTATAGACATCTACGAAGAAAGGGGGCACATTCTCAAGTAATTTGCGTATACTGAAGAACGATTGAACAAGGTTATGAGCGTACTTGCTGACTGGGAAATCAAAAAACTTGCGGAAGAAGAGGAGATGATTTCTCCGTTTGTGGATCGTCTGGTCAGCAAAGAAAATGGAAGGAAACTATTAAGTTATGGACTTGGTTCCTATGGTTATGACATCCGGTTGTCACCAGAGCAATGTCTGATTTTCGGCAAAGTACAGGCTGGTGATTGTGATCCAAAGAACTTTGACCCAAGTATCTTGAAACCTGCAGAGCTTTTAGAAGATGAGCGCGGTAAGTACTTCTTGTTACCGCCCTATGGTTACTGCCTTGGTGTCGCAATGGAGCGCCTGAAGCTTCCTCGTGATGTAACTGTTGTTGCAGTCGGTAAATCGACGTATGCTCGTTCCGGCATCCTCGTGAATATTACACCTGCCGAGGCAATGTGGGAAGGTTATCTAACGTTAGAAATCAGCAACTGCACTGGACTCTTCAATCGCATTTATGCAAATGAAGGGATCACTCAACTTCTTTTCTATCGTGGTAACCCTTGCTCTGTAAGCTACCAAGATCGGAAAGGTAAGTACCAAGACCAACCTGCAGAAGTTGTATTCTCTCAGGTTTAATTGAAAGGCCTACCGGATCTTGGCTGAGGTTTGTCTGCATAATTTGTGCCTCCACCTCGGCCAATCCGGTCACCCATGCTCGGTAGCTCAGTGCCATCAATAAAAGCCGGATTCCTGGGAGTACGTCCTCGGATCGTCGGTTCTGCAATACCGGCTCTTTGTTTGTAAGCACCAGCACTTTTGGCAGCCTTCATGAATCTTGAGACTCTGCCTTGTTTGTCATTAACAGACTCAACAGATCGACGGTCTTCTTCATCTACACGACGAAGATCAGTATCGTAAATACGTTCAGGGTTAAGATCAGTTACTTCCGTACCAGAGGATGCTGCATCCTGACGTGGATCGTAAGTAGGATCAAAGAAACTTGCCATAGTATCATTGTAAAAGGAGCAAATCAATCTCGGATATCATGTATCACAACTCCGCCGCCGGTTTTTTAGATTCTTTTGTCCAAGACGAAGTCAAGTGTCGGTGTCTTGACGAAGAAACATTTGGCGCACCTATTGCAAATGAAGAGAATGATGTGCCACTATATGATATGTACAATCGCGGGTTAGTGGCATGCGAACAGGGGCTCGAAAGGAATCCGTTGAATCTCGAGGGAGCACGTCCTGGAATGACGGGTTACATTCCCTCGATGGAGGAGGGGCTGGCAATGGGAGCATCACCGAAGCCCAAAGCACTGGTCTTGGAATTGGAGGGACCGGACGAGGAGATGATGGAGGAGTCTCTCAAACGTCGTGGTTTGCGCCGGTAGAGGAAGTAAGTGACTGCCCAGGCGGTGTGTGCCCTGTTCCCTGGGCCACTAAAGAAGAACCTCCTGTGATCCAAGAGGATGCGGTCAACCACCCTTCTCATTACAATGACGGCGGAATCGAATGCATCGAAGCCATCGAGTCAGCCCTAACCAACGAAGAGTATCGCGGATTCCTAAAAGGGAATATCCTGAAGTATTTGTGGCGTGAGAGGCATAAAGGCGGGACAGAATCACTGAAGAAGGCACAGTTCTACCTCGATCGTCTTATTCAACTTGACGAGTCTCAGACGGTCTGAAGATCATCTTCATCATCGTCCTCGTCGTCGTATGCGAAAGCGGCGGCAAGCTCTGCTAATTCGAGATCGGTTGGATGATCCCAATCGATCTCAATATTTTCTGATGCCATGATATCCTTGATGGCGTGCCACTCCATCATCCTTTGGTGATATAGGTTCAGAAGAGCAGAGTAAAGCTGGTCCCAAGTCATTTCAGAGGCTTGTAGCTCAGCTTTGCGCATGGCAAACTGCAACTCCAGAGGAAGCTCAAACTCTCTAGGCTCACTTGATCGCTCCATTCCGCTCTGCATGCTTTTACTACAACTATTCTAATCGTACACTTTGAACAAAGAATCTAGACTCTCATCTCTAAAATCAACCCAGGGATTTTCGTCAATCTTAAAGTCGTTAGCAAACTCTGACAGAATATAAGGATTGATCTGTTCTTCCAGTTTTCGGATTGCCCGGACTTCATGAGAAGCAGCGCTGTAATTCCTGAATGCCGTCAAGAGGACTTCTGTAGAGGACCAGGGGTTTGCGTCAACCTCCTGCAGGAATAGATTCACCTCTTCTCGACGACGATCAAGCAGGCTACCAATGACTTTATGGTCTTGATCAAAAATCCAACGGCCAATTTCTTCTGTTGCTCCTGACAGGTCTTCAGTTTCAAGACAGTCAATCATACGGCTGTAAAGGAAAGGTTCCCATCCAATTGAATGGATAAAAGAAACAAGAGCTTGGCGCATACAGTCATCAAGTCCTAAGTTTAAACGCAGAAGCTGGGACTCAATAACGTTGACTTCGTGAAATAAATACTCCAGTGCCTTCTCTTGGCTGCAGCACTGACCTTGCTTGACGGGAGAACCATCGGGATAGAACTGAGTCCCAAACCCGATGGTGTATGGTTCTCCACCTGAGTACGGATCTGGATATGCTTTTTCGTTAAACCCTTCGTATTTACGAATCAGATTAACAGCACGCGAAAGATCCGACATGAGAGTATCTATTATTACTCTCAATCATACATACTTTTTACATACCTTGTCCACGATAACGTTTTTGCCCAGGCTTTAGCTTAGTCCTTTTAGAGCGCCCTTGACGTGTCTTCTTGGGTTTAGACTCAATTTGGATTGCCGTGGATCTGGGTTTTGCCATGCTGATAAAGAATCAACCTACACAGCTTAGCAGGAAATTACCATTTTGTTTTGTGGCTCCAGTAACGTGCTGACATCTTGTCAGGCTTTGGATCTTGTGCGTTATGTCGTGCATAATAAGATTTCCTCCGTGCTTTATCCTCGGCAGTTTTAGGATTCTTTCCAGCGCCTTCGACTCCCTGCTGACCAAAACGAATAATTTTTTCTTTATCACCTTCACATGCCTTGACCACATGGCTTTTTGTTGGGTGTCCAGGGGTCTCTCTGGGTTTATTACACTCCATCTTATCTTTAGCGATCTTAGCAGCAGCGGCAGCCTTCTTTCGTTTATCAGCCATCAGAGCCCCTTGAGCATGGATGTAAATTCACCAAGAATTTGACTACCTGTTTTTGATTTGTAGTCAGTGTCATTGTCATTGTCATCTAATCCTAAGCTAAAGAAGCTTGAAGTTTTTGGAGCGACATTTTCATCGTCATCAACCAAAGTTGTTTTTTCATCATCGGAAAAGAAACTTTCAATAGTTCCAAGGGAAGCAAACGGGTCGCTGAAATCCAAACCTTCAATCTTTAACGCTGAATCAGAACCCGCCTTGGTTAGTAGTGTTTGCTCAGATCTGTCAACATCCGGGAAGAAGTTTTCATAAAACTCGTCTTCGGTTCCCTGGAAACCAGCGGATTGGAAGACTTTGTACAGCTCAGTCTCTGGTGTGGCTTGTTCATTTTTGTAATCTTCTTCTCGTTCAATGTAAGTTAGTCCAAGAATTTGTTGAGTCGGCTTGCGTCTTTTCTCGTTTAGGTATTTAATTTGTTCTCGTATTTCTTGAGCGGACCCGGTGCGTAATGTCTCGGCAATGTATTGTTTCAGTTCTTCGGTAGTTCCTTTAAAATTGTCTAGACCAAATTTCTGTAACGCTTCATTCCAGTTTTCTTTATCTGTTGGATCTAGTCCCTTCAACATTTCGTCAGCAAATTCATCTGGAGTAACAAACTGGCCAAAAATGGTACCTTGTTTTAAAGACTCTTTTTTCAATGCCGGAAGAATTTCATCAAAGATATAATCTTGCACTTTGCTTGCTGTCAAAATATTCTCGGCTGGGTCGTAACCTTTTCCTTGGCCCTTGACTTCAAAGTGCATACGGGCAAAAGCATCTTTATCGGTAATATCAATACCAAAGCGATAGGCCTGCTGTTTCCAATATGAATCTCCTTCTTTAGCAGCTTTCCAGTCTGCTGCCACCGTTTTAGCTTGTTCAGCGTACGCATCTTCTGCTGCTTTGTTGCCTGTCGGGTTGAAATAGAAATCTGCATCGAAAGAACGATCACCTTCTTTTTTAATATCATCAAGATATTTTTTGGCCCTCAGTTCTGCAACCAAGCTAACTGCGTTAAACATATCTTGAGTCTGGAACGGGTTTTGCTCCTCTTGTCTGACATCAAGATATTCTTTAAATTCATCCATGGAACGAGCTGTATCAAAACGTGGCTTTAAATATTTGTCGATAAAAGTGCTGGCAAAATCAGCTTCAATTTTTATGGTTTTTTTTGCTTCGTCTGCTGTATAGCCGAGTTTCAATTCTTGATCATACTTTTTCTTTAAAGTGTCATCAAACCATTGCTGCCAATTATATGTAGCGTTATTACGTACACCGGTGATGTTCTGAAGGCTTTTTTCCAGGGACTCTTCTGCTTTTCCTCCAGAGGTGAAAGAAAGCATACCACCTACTCCACTGTCCCCTAAAATTGAGTTTGACAACTCTTGGTTGATATCTGTAATTTCGCTAAAGCCACCAAGATTTCCTAATAGGCTGATCGTACTTTCTTTTGCTTTAGCCTTCTTCATTTCTTCGATGGTGTCTTTAAGAACGTTCTGCTTAAGCGCACCAAATTTTTTAACGTCTACAGTAGCTTTCGCGCCAACTGCAGTATTAATAGCATCTTCTAATTCCGTAATACCATATCCAGCATTAACGTTGTAGTCCAGACTAATTTGTTTATCTTTATCCCTATCAGACAATCGGAAAAGCGCAACAAAATCATCCTTTTTATTGATGTCAAGAAAACTTTCTTTTGCTAATTTCTTCCAGTATGTATCTCCGTCTTTAGCTTTCTCCCATTCGGCCGCAATCTCTGGTACTTTAAGGATTCGATCAGTTTGACTATCCGTATTAATACCTAGCTGAAGATCTCGAACCTCTTGAAGATCTTTATCAGTTGGTTTCTTTTCAATGTATTCGTCTGCATACTTAGTCTTTTCTGGTGCATTACCGCGCTTACCAGCTTTCTTGCCCTGCAGTGCATAATGAGAAGCAAGAAAATTTTGTTTATTAGTGTATCTTTCGGTGATGTCCAGGTCACCATTTTCGACAGCCGTATCCCATTTTTCAGCTACAGACGGATTTTCTTTGGCATAATATGTTGCATCAAAATCACCATAAAGAGGTTTATAATCTTCCGCTTTTAAAGTGACAGGTGTTATTTTTTCTGTTATGTAAAATGTATCAAAATTATCTTGAATATCTTTAATGTTAAGCTCCTTTAATGCTTCAATTTGAGTAAGATAATCTCCGCCTTTCGTTGATGAGATAACCAAAAGACCTTTGTCGTAATTTGCGTTTAAAGCTTCATTTTCTTCGTTTAATTTTTTGTTCTCGTCGTTTATATATTGATGAATTTGATTGTTTGATTGTATTTCACTGGAAGCTTTAGAAGCTGAAAACGCAAGATCCTGGAAATTCCCCAGGGTGGTTTGGTACTTTTGAAGATCTTCTTTTGAGTAGTTTACGGGGATGTCACCAAGTTTGACCCAACCCTTATTGGGGTCTTTATTCTTGTTTATGCCAACGCTATAATCGGTGGTAACGGTAAATTGAAATGACTGACCTTTTTGGGATCCAGTTTTCTTCTCCTGTTTTGCCCACACCTCCATCGTGTCATAAACGGGTTTATCCGTCGGATAATCACTCTTTTCATAGGAAACATTCCATTTCTTGTCGTTTGCGTTATAAGTAAGACCCATTATCCCGCCAGCTTGTAATTAACTGTTTTTTCTTGATCTACTAAATCTATCATTTCTTGTTTGATCCACGCCGAAATCCGATCTAATCTTGCTTGACTAAAAAATGTTTGCTGTTGGTACCAGTCTTCCATCTTGTTACTTGCTTTGTTTTGATTACAACGACGACAACATGGGAGCAAGTTACTTCTATTGCTGGAACCAGATTTAAACCTTGGAACAATATGATCCAAACTTGTGGCCGGATCTCCGCAATAACCGCATTTATGGTCCCAGGCTTCGTAGATAGATTGTCTGTATCGTTTCTTTGCTAACTTTGGAGTTAATTCAATGAGCAGGGCGAGGGGTTCCTGTTCACAGTTGAACATACTCTTTAGTTGCCGTTAACTCATTTTAGGTTGCCTACACACCAACAAAAAAGAAAAGAGATTAAATCCTTGTTAAGGGTCTTGACACCTGCCCTGTTCTGTGTAGGGTATCAAAGTACGCACTTCTCTGTGCCATGTCCAAAGCTACAGCAGGTTGGGTCCCCGTCAAGGTTGCAGAAGAACTCCTTGGCGTTGACCGTAAGACACTCTTCAAGTACCGGGATGACGGCAAACTGAAGCTTGGCCCCCACTTTGCGGCTTTCCCTGAGACCCGTTCACGGGATACCTATCGCTGGAACGTACCTGCTGTACGCAAGCACCTTAAGAAAATGGAACAAAAAACGGCAGTGCCCCAGGGGGACAACTAAGCTAGGCGTGGTGCTAGGGAGAGGAGCCTCACTTAGGTGGGGCTTTTTTATTGGGGTGTGATACCGCTTGAGAAGGCTGCCCAGGCTAGTCCAATGGCTTCAATAGACGAGACATCCCCTGAGCCATAAGGCAGGTTCACAACGTCTCCTACGTGGTATACAGTCGGTGTTCCACTGGCGTCAATAGGACTGAAGCCATACTTTCGGATTGCTTGCTGCTCTTCCGAAAGAACAAAAGTACCATCAACAATATCGCCAAAGTTAGCCATTAGATTCCAGGTTCGCCACCCTGCGCTGGTACGTATGGCTGACCATTTTTATCGTACATCGTAAATCCTGACATTAATACAAATGTTGAAGGTACGTTAAACAGTTTCTGCATCATTGGCATCATCATCGGAGCTTGGCAGTTATAAGGAGGAACATCCATTAAAGACAAACCGCGACGTGCAAGCGCATAACCTGCTTTTTCGTTGTTTTTTCTTGCTTCATCTACAAGATTTTGCTCCCATTCCACGATGCTACCCATTTCCACTGGAAGGTCAGACGGCTCAGGCGGAAAAACCTTCTCGGTAAATTTCATCGCGTAAATATGTTTACAGTAGCGAAGCTCATCAAGCAGTGGCGTCCAAAAATCAGTAAGAGATGTAATGGTATACGAACCATTTGGATTGCGTTGACTGGCGTAATCTTTAAAAAGAACTGGACCTTCTGAAGTGGCTCCTTCCAACGAGGGAAGTGGTCGGTTTCTTAAATACTGACGCCCAAAATCACGAAAAACACCAGGGTTGTCCCGTAGTGTGCCAGGAATGACCGATGAATTTGGCGTGACGGTTGGAGGTATATCATACTCGGGAGCTGGAGCAATCACTTCCATCCCACGATTAACTGTTGCACTAGTCATAGCGCTATTGTCAACCTTCCCATTGAGGGTCATGACTTCATAACGACCAGGTTTGATGGTGGCTGCACGGGTACGAGGGAAAACCTTTTGGTTTCCTTTACCAAGACCCATCATGTACGCATAATCCCGACGAGTAAAATCTTGGCACGAGCAACAGTACCGCGTACCCGTCATCAGGTAACGACCAACATGTGGCGCCGTTTGGGATGGAGTTCTTAATACTGCATCGGTCGTCGATTCAACAGAGCCTTGTTTTTGGATAGTCAAAATACCATTAACTTCGTCTGTGGCCACAAGAACACCTTGAACATATCCATATCTTTTCTGGGTGTTGGGATCAATTGTTTCCGAATTAATGGGTGTGCCACCAATGGTTATGATCCGGTCTTCTAGGATCTCGCCGTTGATTGGGTATTGAGCCGGCACAATGACCTTACCCCCGATAATTACAGGGGGAATGTAGAGAGGTGGAGGAAGTGGATTTGATGCATTCCAACCACCATCAAGAGTTATGTACCAATAGTTTGTATCTTCTGCAACAGATTGAATCGAAGCGGCGATCCCGCCTGCGCCACGTAAATTATCAAATCTCAAGCTGCCAGCAACACGCACTCCCGCCCAATGCATCCCAAACTCTTTATTGGTTGTTGGGAAACCTTGAAATACGCCTGGGATTTTTGGAGAATTTGACCCAGGGGGAATAACTGTTCCAGGGGGAAGAGGAATTGCGTAGTCAAAAGGGTAACTGTAGGTGTTATCTGCAAGTGTGTTGCAGTAGATTTCAAACCCTCTTCTCCAACGAGACCACGCAGACTCTCTGTTTGCAGAGTAAATCGAATCCGGGATCGAGCCCCTGGAAAATTCTGTTCTAATTGGCTGAACGTTCTTTGGTATAAACGTTTCTGAACGAACGAAGTTACCAAAGGAACTCCCCCGTTTTTTAGCCATGATTAGAAGAAGCCGCCTTGAGCAGTGACGTGGACGCCTGGGGTGTAACCTGAAATATTCGGTCCGTCTGGGAAAACACCAACGTAAAGACGGTCGCCACGTTCCAAGTAAATTCCTTTGTTTCGGAGAGGCGCGGTATTACCAAGGCCGTTTGTGTTACCTGCCTGAACAACTGGAGCTGAAAGTTGCGGCATTACGTCACCGCAATCAACAGAACCGCTGTTGGCTGGGATTGTTTTAGAGAACAGAAGCTTGTAGTCGCCTGATGCAGGAATTGGCGTGGTGGTATTACGGGTGTGGTAGAAAGCCAGGGTCACAGCGGGCTGGTAACCATAGGCAACCCCCTGGTACGCAAAGCCAGTTGTTGTACCACCAGAGTACAGAAGTGCAGTATTAACTCCAGTCAGCGTCGACGCGCCAGTGTAAGTGTAGTAACCGTAACCACTTTCTGCCGCTGTTCCAAGGACGCCTGTCTCTGCAATAAGAACAACTTGGCCGCTAGTCAGTGAAATGACTGTTCCAGAAGTTGTGGTATTGATAGTGTAGTCAACAGCGCGGTAAAAATCGTTTCGCGTAATAGCGATAGAGTCAACAACACCACCGCTGTTGATGTCTTCGCTGAGGTTAGCGTCCATGTCGACGAGAAGTGCTGGGACCTGACCGCCCTGCACAAACAAGGTATTAGCCGAAGAGCTGCCAACAGTTTGAGTTGTGACTCGGACCGAATCGAATAAAGGCCTATCAATCAGCAGTGGCTGCTTGTTACTATTTGAACTCGCCAATGTTCTTACCGCTTTTTGTTAATTATAGCCCGATCCACCAAACATGGACATGGCTTTAAAAAAGTCAGGAGACGAGCCAAAGGCTTGGTTTGCTAGGAGTTCCGGATTGTTTTGAAGGACCATAAAACGTTGAAAGTATGTGCCGTCGTCTCGGGCCGGTTTAAATTTAAACTTTTTTTCTGCTAAAGCTTGTTGAACTGCTACGGGTTCAAAACGAGCCGCTCCAAGGGTAGCTTCATAAACTTCGCCAGGTAGATAGTCCTTGTCTAGATATTTAGAAAAGCGTGACATCAGAACATTCCTCCAGGAGAAATTAATCCTGGAATAGCAGAACGAATCAAAGAACTCTTAATAGCATCTTTGACTGTTCCTAAAAGACTTTGAGATTTTTGCTCCCTTGCCTCGAGATCTGCCTTAGTTGCGCCCCCAAGGGCGGAGGAGAGAATTTCCTCCACACTTCTTGTATCCGTTGGAGAAACTCGTGGTGGTAACGAAGATTGATCCCCCATTAAAGAAGAGCCAAAAATATTTACACCTTTTTGATAAAGTTTTTGATCTAAAGGATTAAAATAAAAATTACTTTTACCAGGAACCGGAGTGTAGTCATCAGGTTTTTTGTTCCCATAAGCGGCAACACCTCGGAAAGACTGCGCTCCTTTTGATTTTTTAAATTGTTCTCCGACCAGTGCTGGGTTATTAACAATGTCGCGTAAACGATTGAATTCAGCTTCACCGCCAAGAACTTTTGCGCCAAAGCCTGGGTCTGCTAGCTGCTGCATCGAATAGTCAAATACAGCTTCATATTGACCAGGGGATTTGGCAATATTTCTAATATCAACACCGCCCCATCCACCTTGAAGTCTTCGGGAAAGAACATTAGCTGCAACAGCAGCGACATCTTGTCCCTGACCACCGCGATACCCCTCTAGTCCCGAAAGAACAGTAAGAGCATTTAACTCTTCGGGCTTTAAACCAAAAAGTTGTTGTACTGTTTTGGGGGCCATAATCTTAAATGATTTGTTCTCCTACCCAATTCGAATCTGCTTTGAGGCCAGGAGTAAAGACTGGTTGCACCACGGCAATCAGACTTACTGTAGCTGCAAGTCGTTTAACGAAATTAGGGCAAAGAATCATGGAACTAAAGCAACAACACTGGCCCCCGTAGATCGATGATCTATGTCCAGCAGGTTGGTCTTACATGCGAAGCAATGCCAAGTGATTATTTTCTAGCTTGATTAAGAAGCTCCTCAAATTTCTTGGTGAGCTCAGGGTCGAGATTTAAGCCTTCTTTACCATAAGCTTGAGATCCGCCGAAAGATTGCACATTAGGCAGACCCTGTGGAATATTGACTCCTGGAGGAGGTGTCATTGTAATCTGCTGAGGCATTTGATAGCCATAACCCTCTGCAGCAGCTCGTCCTGCCAAACTGCCCTGAATCACGTCGTAACCAGATTGACCAGGTTTAACTTTGGCGGCAAGATCAGGATTCTGTTGTGCCCAGATCTGCATGCCGATATCTTCCGCAGATTGGACTTGCTCGGGTGTGGCGCCAGGGGCAACAGCAAGTTTTCGAGCATCTGCGTAACGCTTTAACTCAGGATCCTGAGCGGTTAACTGAGCAACGCGAGACTTCTCTGCTTCATAAGCACGATCTGCTGCTGCTTGTTGACCAGGGAATCCGGCACCTGGGCGAAAAGCTTCTGCTGCAGCACCTGCTTCTAATTCTCTTTGCTTGTAGTCAGTAGGAAGACCGGGCATCTGAGGACGCTGTACAGAAGAGGTTCTACCTTCTAAGTACGGCCTACCGCTTGCAAGATTACGAATTCCTGAGCCAAGATCTCCAAGCCGTGTCAAAATATTATCTTGAGGATTAAAAACTTGGCGTCCTTGTTCATAAATTGCTACGGGCAACATGGCTCGTTCATATAGTTTTCCTGACAAACCTAAAATTGCACCTGGAACAGTCACTGGAGGCTTGGCGGAAGAAAAAATTGTGCCAGGGGTTAAAGCTGGAGCATACGCTCGTCGCGTGGCAGTAGGCATTGCCCTGCGAGCTTTTTTTTCTAAACCAGAAATAAAACCACCAAAATCAAAATCCATGATTACCTCCAAACCTCATGTAAATAAATGCGTGATCCCACAGCCGTATCTGCAGGACCTGGAAGACTCTGGATAAATTCAGCGCCAGAACGTTCGTAACGATATCTGGCCTGGAACGGATCCTTGTAGTTAGGAACGTAAAGGATACCGGCTAGACGGTTGGTTTCGTAGAGATAAATCTCGTCCCAAACCTTAAGTGCCTCCTTGGCATTACTGGAACGAATCGTACGATCAACGTCACCAGCAATGCTTTCAAGTCGGGTAGAAGGCGATGTCGCAACCTCGGTTTTCTTTTCGGCCGTATCACAACGTCCGATCTGAATAGAGATTTTGTCATAGAAGTAAGAATCCGGAACCGTATTCATTGCTTCTTCCAGACGAGCATAATCACCCGCTGGTACAGAAACAGTGAAGTATCCCAGATGATACCTGACTCTACTTTTATCGAAGTCAGAAAGCTGCACTTCTATTACCCCTTATCGTTTAATTATAAAAGCAAGTAATCAACCCAAAAGGCCGCCTAGGTAATCAGATGTTGCCGCTGCTCTGCCACCAAGAAAAGGATCGGAAGAACTATAGGAAGACAAGAACCCCATTGGATTCATCGATTGCGAAATTAAACCTCCAATCAATTGTTCTTTCAATTCTTGTTGGAATGTCTTTTCTGGTTTTTTTTCTTCTCTTGTTTGTGCACCATAGAGAAACGCCTTGAGAATATCCTCGGTTCTAGAAGACGTATCACTTGAGGTAGCAGGGGTGACCGTTGAAGATTCAACTGAGCTTGCGACTGCCGGTTTTGTATGTAAAAACTGAATCTCGTAAGGATTACCTTGTGCATCAGTAGTTGCTAGTGTTCCATACCCCTTGCCTGGGGTAAAAGATCCCGTACCTTTATATACGATGTTTTCTGGACCGATACCAAGATCTAGTCCTTGGTGATAAGTAGAGGCACCTTTGGTTGGTGCAGAGCGCTGACCGTATGGAGATGTGATCGGAAAATTCCACTTCCACTGATCTTCCTGTTGCTGCACCAAGGGAGTGCGCTTGTCTCCCACAAGCACATTTTGGAGTAAGCTTCGTGCAGTTTGAGGATCTATCTTCTTGCCCTTCTGTGCACCAAATTGTGGTGTCACTCGCACGTCAAGATGTGGACCGGTAGTAGGAAATACGTCCTCACCAGGACCAGCAATTCTTCCTAGGTAAACCAAGCCAGACATTATTCTACTTTTCTTTTTATTCTAAAAGTAAAAACCCCCGGTTTCCCAGGGGTGTGATGGAGATGTAGTTAAACGCGAATCAGATCAGCGGCGAAGACAGCGTCCCAGTCCACCCTCTTAATTTGCTTAAGTTGGTCGAGATTGTTAAACCTTTCACCCGATAAGGACATTTGAAGATCCTTAATCTCACGAGCCGTTTTTAAACCAATGCCCTTGATATGATCTGCGATCATTTGGGCAGTCGCTGAATTAATATTCAAGCGGGTATCGGGAGGAAAAGTACGAGGCTCTTCTTTTGCTGCTTTATCCTTTACTTGTAGAGTTTTGACTTTTTTAGTTGCTTGTTCATCGGGCTGAATTTCAGTTCGATAAGCAGTAAACAGGCGACCGTCCTGGTCTTCGACCATGTACCAATCGCCGTTATCCCACTCAGAAACAACTTTGAGTCGCGCTCCAGTTTTTTTGTGCTGGTAAAGCATAAGGACCAGAAATTACATCTGGTCCTAGTTTAACTTACTCAGCTAACAGTGCGGCCAGTCAGGTAGCCGTCAATGTCTTCGTAGCCAGGAGCCACATCAGGCTGGATGTAGCAGCACTCGACAACCAGGTAACCGGTACGGCCGCCTGCAGCATCACCGCTGGAGATGTAGAAACCACCAGAGGTAGCAGTCGAGTTAGCAGTCTCCTTCGCAAACACTTTCAGGGTGGTAGCGGCAGTGGCGGCGTAGTTCACCACAGCACCCGATACACCGGCAGCACCAGTAGCAGTCAGGAAGGGGTTAGAGCTATAAGCAGCAGAACCGGCAGCGAAGAAGATCTCACCAGCCTGGGAACCAGACACGGTAGAAGTCAGGTTTGCCTGGATCACACCCTCACCAACACCGGAAGCAGCGGTGGGGCTACCACCATTGCTACGACCGAAGGAGATCACGTTGCCGGTAGCGGCATACACACCCGAGGCAACACGACCATCACCCCAGCCGGAAGCCACGGAGATAGTGGTGCGATACACATAAGCAGGCAGGGTGCTGCTACCAGAGATCACCATGCCGGTGATGTCGGTACGGGTGTCGTCATTCCGATAGGGGGAAGGAACGATCACATCAGCAGAAGCAACTGCACCAGCACCAGAGGTGGCAGTCACAGCAACGTAACCACGCTGCTGGAAGTAGCGATAACCAGGGACAGCCAGCACGGAAGTAGGGCCGCCGTTAGAAGCGTTATTGCTGCCGTCATCGTTGGTATCAATGTTCTTGTACCAACCGTTCAGGGGTTCTGCCCAGTTACCTGGGTAGATTTTTTTAGCGGACAAATAGGTCATTTATCTTTTCCTATGTTGTGTGTTTATTGTTAGTTATCAGACGCTGCCGTCATCTTGGACGAAGCTAAATGCGGTAGTCACGAAGTCCTTATTCAGGATCTCGAAGCCAGCGTACAGTTGCCAGATCAGGATGATGAAACGGCTGAAATCATCGTTGTTGTTGATGAGCACCTGGGCATTAGGGCCACCGATGCCAACACCGATCGCCTGAGGACCAAAGAAGTAACCTTGGGCCACTTCCTGAGAGGAATAGCTGGAACCGTTATTGAAAGATGCGCTAACACTCTTGGTCGGGAAGTTGGTGGATTCGAAGAACTTCACACCTTCGAACTGGACACCAGTAGGCATCACAGGTTCACCAGCCAGGAAGTAAGCCTGACCAGCCTGGGGACCCATGAAGAAGCCTGCGTTGTTAGGCATCATGGGGTTACCCATGTACATGCCTTGGCCAGGATTACCGGCGTAACGGGCGATCTCACGGAAGTCAGGATCACGACGCAGGTGCATCATGAAAGTAGGATCGCAGATGCAGCGATACAGGCCATCACCAAAGGTGGGGACGTTACGCTTGCGGAGATCCTTAACAACAGTCAGGAGGTCAGTGCGAACCTGGAACTGCTGCACTTCGTTGTCATACTCGCTGCTGGTGTAGGTGATTTGACCAGAAGCATTCTTAGTCTTACCACCAGCAAAGTAGTAACCACCTTGGGAAGTAGAAGCGGCACCATTGGCTTCAGCTTTGGCGAGTTCATCGATGAACACGCGGTCACGCCAACGGCGATAGTCGTCAAGCAGCGTCAGGCTACCAATCGACTGGTGGAACATGTTCAGGTTGCCGGTATCCAGCAGCAGGCGCTGGGCGGTAACCAGAGTTTCACGAGCAATCTTGAATGTACTGGGCTGGGTCGGATCGCCCGGATCTGCAGGACCAGTGTATTCCTTAAGCACCACCAGGACTTTTTCCTTGGTGATGTTACGGCTGTTAGCGGTACCGATGGTTTGATCGGCAATACGCTCACGGCTGTCCTTAGTACCAGGAGTACCCCAGAACTTATAGCGGTCTAACTGAACAGTTTGACCAGGCTGGCGAGTGAAGTCGTGGACAACCACGGGCTCCACAGCCATTTCGGCAATATAAGCAGGGTGGGGACGGTAGAGTTCCGCACCCAAGATCTTTGGAAAATCGTTATCAATGAACACTTTGTTTTATCCTCCAGTGTCGCAGGAAGTGTTTTATCGGGTGAAAGATTTAGACATAGATATGTCTTATCTAACACAAATTTTAGCAGCCGGTAATTTATTTAACTACCGGCTAAATATCACTCCATTACAAACAGTTTGTTTGCAACGGCTTGAGGTTGGGCTTGGTTCAGAACGCGCCAGGCATTCTGTGGGTCGCGATTCATCATGTCGCTGAAGGTGCCCCAGAAGTTTTCGGGGGCCTGAGGAGCAGCTGCTGCAGGGGGAGCAGGGAACTGACCAAGTTGAGGTTGACCAACCTGCCGGGTCGGATAACCACGAGTCTCCAGTTGATCTTCGCTTTCGTACACAGGGTACGGACCTTCGGGACCAAAGAACTTGAGCGTGTAATCACTCAGCACATCGGGATTGGTCAGGATCTCGTTGTAAGCAAGGTTCTCCTGATGCTCGTTAACAGCGAAGTTGGCATAACCCTTGATTACATCAGCGGCGCGATTTCCCCACGCGACGGCGCTGTCCACCATCGCCTCGAGGTTTAGAGCGTAGTTGTTCAGAATCGCTGGAGCTTCCATCCCGAACGCGTCCAGAACCTGACGAGTCTCGTTGCTCAGATTGTAATAATCCGCGATCGCCGCGTCCACTTCCGCGTGGGCTTCCTGCGCCGAGTATCCCGTCAAGTAAGTTGGGGAAGAGCTGGGCGAGTATGCCTGGCTGGGAGACCAGGTCAGCGGAGCCGATTGTGGCGTAACTTGGGGGCTGGTTAACCCGTAATTGGCCGGGGTATACGCTGTCGGAATCTGCGATTGTTGACCCTGGAACGGGGATTGGACTGGTGCGCTCAGCAGGTTCACCACCTTGTTGAACGCCGATTCCCAGGGATTCCCCGCCGATTCCGCCGGTTGGGATTGGGGGGCGTACTGAGTAGGGGCTGATTGGTAGCTGGGGGCTGCCTGAGGTACCGCTTGGGGGTA